ATATTACCGCTTACTCCGACGAAAGACTTAAGACTGATATACGTACTATTGATAATGCTCTTGATAAAGTTTCTCAGATGCGAGGAGTATACTTTATTAAAGGTGGTGTAACTTCGACTGGAGTTATAGCCCAAGAAGTGGAAAAAGTTGTACCAGAGGTGGTATATGACGGAGAGTTTAAATCTGTAGCATATGGTAACCTAGTAGGTATACTTATCGAGGCTATAAAAGAATTACAAGCTAAAGTTGATAAATTAGAATCACGCTGTTAATACCTTGTATCAAAGATTAAAATTATAAAACTTGCTACTCTCAGTAAACTACGCTATATTATATACAAGATATAGCTTAAAAAAGGATATATTATGACAAAGCTAACTAATAATTTAAAAGCAAAAGCCGGTCCTGGCGAGGAATATGACTATGAAGGTTATATGGTTCGTACTCAATTACGTAGAATAGCTTCTCAAGCGCAAGAGCTACTACTACTTATAAAAGACGAAGAACAGCTTCCTGCATGGATGCAAAGCAAAATGACTTTAGCTTCTGAGTATATTGATGGATTCTACGACTTCTATAAGTATAGTGACTATTCGATCGTAGCTACTACTGAAGCAGAAGATGAAGAAGAGTCTGATGATGAGGAAGATAGTACAGAAGCTGAAGATATGATGGACGCAGCAGACGAAATGCTTCCTCCTTCTGCGAGAATGATGAAAAATGCCACTAAAGAAGGGTAAGTCTCAAAAAACTATATCAGCAAATATCCGTGAACTAATGGATAAGCCAGGAAAAACTCGTGCAAAAGCCGTAAAAACTATTGCAACAGAATCTGGTATAACAACTAAAGAAGCCCAACGTCGTCAAGCAGTAGCAATAGCTCTCAGTACGGCAAGTAGCGCTTCTAACAAACGTAAAAAATAAATTTTTGACATGACCGTAATTTTCTGACACAATACTGTTAGAAACTTACTTCCATAAAGGAGAATATAAATGGCCGGCAAGAATACATACAGAATTGGTACAGATGGTACAGCTAATTACCCTGACCTAGTCTCTATCCCAGCTGAGATCTTAGCTCAGAGCAATACAACATTTCTAGTTTACCCAGGTAGCTACACAGCACCAACTAACGTACTTCTAGTAGATGCCTCATTCGTAGGTATCGGTGATCGTGAAGAGATCGTTATTAACGGTACTATTACTATCGCAAACACTTCTTCTAGCTCAGCACTATTTGAGAATCTAACACTAACAGGTCCAAACGCTGTAGCAGCCTCTGGTTCAGCTTGCGTAAACAAGCTTGGAGCAGCCGCTATGCCTATCAAGTTTGAGCGCGTAGTTTTCTCAAACGCAGACTTTGCTGTTATTCACAGCGCAGAACTAGCTTTTGCTACCTCTGAAAAGCAAGTAGTTATAAACTATAGTGATGCTTCTGCTGTTGACAAAGCAGTCAAAGCAAACGCTAACGTATCTATTAACTTCTGTGCTCTAAATACTACTTCAAACGCTTATTTCACTCCTGGTGGTGGTACAGGCGTGCCTTCTGTTACAGTACGTGCGTCTACTTCTGCTGGTTCTAACACTGGCAATACTACTGAAACAGTACTAGCTTTAGTATCTTAATTTTAACATAAGGAGATTATATATCATGGGAATGATTAGAAAGACAGTTACAGGTTCTGCAGAAGAAATGAAACTAGTCAAAAATGGTAAGCAGGTTCCAAAAACTGCCGTTGGCGGTACAAGCCGTCCAAAATTCACTGGCTCTAGCGATAACCGCCCTGCAGGCGACGCTGGTCCAAACGTAGTTCTACAGACTGCTCCAGGCTATATTGATCAAGGTGCTGAATATATCGGCGACACATCTTTTAGCCGTAGCTGGACTAAGCCTGGTAATCGCGGTTCTCTAGCTGGTCAAGCTAAAGTAACTAGCGAAACAGTTACCGGCGGTATGGGCGGCACATTCTGGAAAGAACCGGAGGGCTTCTAATGGCTAAGTCACCTTCAGGTCTTGAACTAAGAGCGGGCAAGTCTATACGTATAGGTGATAACCGTTACGGTATGCGCGAAGCGTATGACCCAGCAGTCGATGCAGCTACAAAAAAGTTCTACCGCGATGGTGACACAGTTACAGTAAAAGAAGTTAAAAATACTGTTCTTGGCACCGTTCGTACAAAAAAGCCATGATAGCTGCTGAACCTTTTACTAGGTCCATGCCCGGACAAAAAAAGAAGGGGGCTACAAAGCCTCCTTCTACAAAGAAAAAACCGAGTAAGAAAAAAGGGGCCTAGGCCCCTTTTTTTATTGCTTAATTAGTGGGAAAATCTTAGCAATAGCTGATGCACAAGCTATTGCTAGAGCCATGTGTTCGCGCTGTGTCCCGTTTGCCGAACGAAGTTCGGTGTAATGAATCCAAGAACGAATAGTACCGTTTGCATATAAGCGAGAAACTGTATTACCTTCTGGAAGTATAGAACGAGCTTGTTCTTTTGCTATACCTGCTGCTATTGCCCAGTCATAGTTCTCTTTAACTAGATCAATAACTTCCTGCTGACGACGGTTCCACTCTGCGATAGTAAACCTATCATCTTCTGTTTCTGCCGTAATTTCAATACTATTTTGGCGGTTATTCATATCCTGAAGCCTAGCTTCTCGTAACACAAATGACGTAGCCATGTCCTGCGGATTAGCATAACGTTGTGAAAACTCCTGAAAGCTGAACGAACGGTGACGTAAAAACTGTCTAGCAATATCACGAGTGGTAGTAACTTCCATAGTAGCACTAGCCATCTCAAAAGGCGACCAGTGCTGATGTTGAACTAAGTAGTTTAACAACTTATCAGCGCGTGAAAAATCTGTTTGAAACTGCGGATTAGATACTTTAGCGCAATAAGCTATTAGATCTTGTACATCCTCTAGATCTTCTATATCCAAATCTTCATCTGGTTGAGTATAGCCTATTAAGCGTATATTCATAATATCGTCATATGTTTTTGTCATTTATTTCTTTCTTGAAAATTTTTCCAAAACAAAATCTTGGAAGTAGTTTGTGTATCCAATCAACGCATAATTTAAGAGCTGTAGGATATTAGTTTATACATAGTTTTACAACTTAGAATGTTAAGTCTATAGAGAGACACTCTTTAAAACTATTTTATTTTTAGGCAATGTAAAAAGGCGTCAGATTGCTCTGACGCCTAATTTTATAGTTCAGAGAGAATTTCCATAGGATCGTCACCTTCTTTACCTGCGTTGATTGCAGTTTGGTGATAACGCTTAAGATTGATTAGTGTTTCATTACGAATCAGCCGTTCACGTCCAGCATTAAGGTTTGTGATATACTGAGACTTACTCTTAATAGGTAGAGCTGCGAGTAGCTTATCAAGTGTTTTATACTCTTTAGCTAGAGCTTGAGCACGCTTAGGACCAATACCTTCGATACCGATAATGTTATCGCCTTTATCTCCCTCAATAATACGAGAAAGCATGAACTCGCTAGGAGTTAGCGCTAATTCGTCTTGTAGATACTGTTTGGTGATTTCTTTGCGTGAGAAGATATTAAAAATAGAGATATTATCGTCTACTAACTGAATAATATCTTTATCTGATGATACAATCCACGTATGATCATAACGCTGAGATACGTTTTGTGTAATATACGCGATAGTATCGTCAGCTTCAATACCACGAAACTTTAGAACTTCTTCATCAAGTTCTTCTGGAAGTCGATTTAGCACAGCAAAGAACTTTTCTGCGTGTTCAATCTCTTCTTCAGTTTCTGCTTTTTTACGAGTGCCTTTGTAGTCTTCAAGTAGGTTCATACGATAGTAAGACTTACCGAAGTCGAAGCATACAATAGTGCGACGAGCCTTATATGACTTAGCTAGTGACGCTACAGTACGTTTAAAGTCTTCTTCATAACTATCATAGTTTGCACGCTGAATATAGCGATATGATACGTTATTTCCGTCAATAACTAGAAGGTTGTTAAAGTCAGAATAGTCAGCTTGTTTAACATCTTCTAAATCAGACCAAGATTTTGTCATTTATTATTCCTTACATTAGATATTCAGTATAGAATAACTTTTACTTCTTAGCAAGGTCTGTTTGGTTTTTTACTGCTACTAACCAGTCTGATAGTAGAGATATTTTAAAGCGATTACCAAAAGCATTTATCTCTACATAGTCATCAACTTTTATGTAGTCATTGTAAGCTACATAGTCTTTAGAACGGTTCCAACGAAAGATCAATAGTGGTTTACGCTTCATTACTTCTGCTTCACGAACTGTTTGTTTCCAAAAGTTGTGTAGATCAGACGTCTTGGCTGTAAGTAAGTTGCTCCAGTCAATCTCGGCATAGTGTTTACACTCTATAGTATAAGGAAACCATGCGGTATCTGTTGGAACAAATATATCACCTTTTAACCATTCTAATGATCCGCTAAGAGGTACTCGTCTAAACTCTTTACCAAATTCATCAGTTAACAGTTTTGTTATCTTTGCTTCATAGGCTGAACCTTTTATTTTACTGGGGTTGCTCATATATGTAGTCCTAGTTTATACTTAGATATAATATAATCACGAACGGTATCTCCGCGTACAATATCCTCAATACCAAATTCTAGAAACTCAAATCGTTTCATATCTTTTAGTATCTTCATAAAGTCTAGGCAACCGTTACGTTCATTAGTTTTAGTTAAATCACTTTGTGTATAATCTCCACAGAAAATGATCTTACTATTTTTACCCATACGAGTAATAATACTATCAAGTTCGTGGAACGATAAATTCTCAAATTCGTCAACAATAATAACGCAGTTGTTTAAGGTAAGACCTCTAATAAACGCGGTACTCATAAATTGTACTGCTCCTTGAGTCTTCAAACATTCGTATGCGTCTGGAATACCAAAAAGCTCCCCACAGATTGCGCTGTAAGGAGCTTCATATACTGCTATCTTTTCCTTATCATCGCCTTTTAAAAAGCCCATTTCTCTTGTAGGTACAGTAGAACGTACAATACCAACAAAATCATAGTCATTAGACGGATCTAATACTTCTTCAAAAGCTAGACTTAGGGCAAGAAATGTTTTACCAGTTCCTGCTATACCGTGAAGTAATAAGTTCTTATCTTTTCTGTACGCAGAGATTGTTTCTCTCTGTTTCTGTGTTAGCGGTTCTAAAGTATCAAGATCATCTATACGTATCTTGCGTTGAGGTTTTGCAACTTCTTTGTTTGTAACTCTAGTAGCCGATTTTTTACTTATACTTCTTGCCATTTAGTACCTTTCAAATGAGTTAAGTTTTATAACCCATAAGTTCAGTATAACCTCCCACGTAAATTCCATCAATAAAAATTTGTGGAACTGTTCGAGCATTAGGTACCATTTCTTGAAGTTGTTCTTTGGTCCAATCAATACCTAGTATACGCTCTTCAAACTCTATACCACGTTTAGTTAGCTCAGCTTTTGCTCTTACACAAAAAGAACAGGTGGGCGTGCTCCATACAATTGCCCTCATTTTGATACTCCTGTAGAACCAAAACCGTCAGAGCCACGTTCTGTAGATTTAGTTTCTTCTGCCCACTCAAAAGTAGCTTGTGTAACGGGTGCTACTACTATTTGTGCTATTCTATCTCCAGCTTTTACTTGAAATACCATTTCAGAGTGGTTCATTAGTATAACACCTAGCTTACCTGTATAGTCGCTATCTACAGTACCAGGGCTATTTAGTAC